AAATCCAATATTGAATGAGGTTTTAAACCAAACACAGCCATTTACAAAAGCACAAAGAGCAGGTGGTGGAACACCAGGTGGTGGTAAATCAGTACTAGATAATCTACCACAACAACAACCAATCCAAGAGAGTATGGATAAAACTATTGAGTTTACTTCTCAAGGAGCTGGAGCTGGAGTTGGAGGATTAAGAACTCAGATGGCTCATAAAATGGGATATGGTGATGTTGCAACAAAACCAAATAAAACAGGACTTGGTGTACGAACAGGATTACCTGGTCTTGATAAAATATTAAATAGAGATAATTCAGAACTTGTAAAAAAGTTTAAAAGATAGGGAGTAAATAGTGGCTTATATTCTTGATAAAAAAATAGTAAAGGATACCAAAGAGTTTAATAACTTTGCGTATGGTATTACTTTGCCTGTACAACGAGGTAATACAGGATATTTTTCTCAGGCATTTAATTCATTTGAACAAGCAAAAAGTAATTTAAAAAATTTACTGATGACAAGAAAGGGAGAAAGAATATTTCAACCAAACTTTGGAACAGGATTACATGAATTATTATTTGAACAACTTACTGATGATTTATCAACTAAGTTAGAACAAACAATAACAAATAGTGTAAATTCTTGGTTACCATATATAAACATTGATTCTATTGATGTTAAGATGACTGATGAAATGAAAGATAAACATAGAGCAGAAATGAGTATATCTTTTACTATCGGTAGTCAATTTGAATCACAAGAAGTAACATTTACATTAGAGGGATAAAATAAATGGCATTAAATTCATCATTTAAAAGTAATAAGGGAAGAGATATAAAATATCTTAATAAGGATTTCTCAAGTTTTAGAGAAAACCTAATTGATTACGCAAAAACATATTTTCCACAAACTTATTCTGATTTTAATGAATCCTCACCAGGTATGATGTTCATAGAAATGGCATCTTATGTTGGTGATGTGTTATCATATTATGTAGATGATTCATTGAAAGAATCAATGATGTTATATGCAGAAGATAAGAAGAATGTATTAGCATTATCAGAATACTTAGGATATAAACCAAAGGTAAGTTCTCCAGCAATAACTAACTTGGCAGTTTACCAAGTAGTTCCATCAACAGGAACAGGTGATGAAATTAAACCAGATTCAAAATATTATCTTAGAATAAAAGAAGGAATGTCTGTAAGAGCAAGTGAAACAGGAACTATTTTCAGAAGTACTGAAATTTTAGATTTTGCAGATTCAACAGATAGAGAGATTAGTGTATATAATTCAAATGAAGGAGCACCTACTCAATATCTTATAAAAAAATATGTAAAGGCAATATCTGCCGAACTGAAAAAAATAACATTTGATTTTGGTAGTGCACCTAAACAGTTTTCTAAGATAGAATTAGGAAATGATAATATAATTGATATTTACGATGTAAGGGATTCTAATGGAAACAAATGGTACAATGTACCTTATCTTGCACAAGAAATGGTTTACGTTGATTATCCAACATCAGATATAACTGATAAAGATTTAGCACAATTTAAAGAACAAGCTTCAAATGTATTAAAGGTAATAAAAACATCTCGTAGATTTACTACAAAGGTAAATGAAAATAATTCTACATCTCTTGTTTTTGGTGGAGGAAACTCAACATCAGGTGATGAAACTCTAATACCAAATTTCAAAAACGTAGGATTGGGATTAAATAATTCAATTGATAGATTAGGGGATTCATTTGACCCTTCTAATTTTTTAAAAACAAAATCATATGGCCAGGCACCAGTTGGTGAATTTACAGTGTCTTATTTAGTAGGTGGTGGTATTGAATCAAATGTTGGAGTTGGTGAATTAGTACAAATTGAAACAATTGAATTTGATGAAGATAGAAACTCATTTACAACAGAAGAAAGAGGTTTATATAGAACAACAATAAATTCAGTAGCCGTTGATAATGAAGAAGCTGCAACTGGTGGTAAAGGTGCAGATACGATAGAAGAAATTAGAGAAAATGCATTAGCAAACTTCGGTTCTCAAAATAGAGCGGTAACAAGAAAAGATTATCAAGTAAGAGCATTATCAATGCCATCTAAATACGGTGCGGTTGCAAAAGCATATTGTGCACCTGATGGAGAATTAGATAATAACTCACCATCATCTATTCTTTCTAATCCTGATTCATTAGAAGAATTTACTAATTTAGTTTTATCATTAAAAGAAACTGAATCAGATAGTGAAATTGATATTAAAGAAAAATTACAAAAGTTTCTTAAAAATAAAAAGAACTCTGTAAACGAAAAAAACAATCCATTTGCTATAAATTTATATTTACTTGGTTATAATCAAGACAAACAATTAAGTAGTTTAAATCGTGGTATAAAAGAAAACCTAAAAACATATTTATCTGAATATAGATTATTAACAGATGGTATTAATATTATAAATGGATTTATTATTAATATCGGAGTAGATTTTGAAATAAGAGTTTATGGTGGATATAATAAAAGAGAAGTATTAACAAGAGTTCAAAATGAATTATCAAATTACTTTGATATTGATAATTGGACTTTTAATATGCCAATAAACATTTCTGAAATAGAATTATTAATTGCAGGAATTGAAGGAGTACAATCTGTACCAAAATGTGAAATTACTAACAAGTGTTTAGGAAACTATTCTTCTAACTCATATAACATACAAGAGGCAACTAAAGGTAAAATGGTTTATCCATCTTTAGACCCTTCTGTATTTGAAGTGAAGTTTCCAAACAAAGATATAAGAGGGAGAGTTGTATAATGTATCATTTCGTAACAGCATCTAAAGATGCAACAATTTATTTACAACAACCAAAACAAAACACAGGATTCGATGAAATACTTGAAGTATCCAAAGTTTATTACGGTAACTTAAAAGATGTATCAAGGTCACTTATTCACTTTAACACAACAGAATTATCTTCTTCTATTGTAAGTGGAGATGTAACAATGAGTTCTGCTGAATTAATTATTCATGAATGTGAATCAATGGAGATACCTACAAATTATTCAATATATGCTTATGCAGTATCACAATCTTGGGATATGGGAATTGGGACACGTTTTGACGAAATATCAACAGAGGGTGTAACTTGGAATAAAAGAAACACCAGTTCATCTTGGTTACCTGGTTCTGCATCTTTGGATAGTTCTGGTTCATATAATGGTAAAGGTGGTATGTGGTATACCGGTTCTTATGCTACACAATCATTTAACTACGAATCAAGTGATATTAATATGAACGTTATTACTCCATTAACTGCTTGGATTAGTGGTTCATTACCAAATAATGGATTTATATTAAAACACGATTCATCATTAGAAAACAATACAACTGATTATGGACAATTAAAATTCTTCTCAAAAGAAACAAATACAATATACCAACCTAAACTAAGAATTGGTTGGGATGATTCTTCATTCTCTACTGGTTCATTAACAGAACTTACATCTGATGATATTAATGTAACTTTTAAAAGATTAAAAAGTATATATAAGCGAGGAAGTAAACCTACAATTAGAGTTTTTGGTAGAGAAAAATATCCTCTTAAAACTTACACCAACGAATATGCTTACACAGATGTATATTATTTACCATCTACAACATATTATCAAATAAAAGATGCAATTACACACGAAGTTGTAGTTCCATTTAGTGATTATACAAAAGTTAGTTGTGATTCAAATGGTAATTACTTTAAATTAAATTTAGATAGTTGGGAAATTAATAGAAACTATTATATTGAAATAAAAACAAATAGAGATGGTGTAATTGAATACTTTATTGATAAAGAATTGACTTTCATTGTTGAAGAATAAATAAATGGGATTACAGGATAGATTTAGAATAGATGAACTTGTTAAGAAAGGTTCAACTGCTATTAGAAAAGATTCTAATGGTAATATTCTTGTGTCTAAAAAAGATGGAAAACAAAAAAAGCCTAAACTATCCTCATCAGTTAAAAGAAAATTTGATAAAACAAAAGAAGATTTAGCAAATCCACAATTAGTTAATCCCAATGAAAACCAAACTGATTTTGCAGGAGAAACAAGTGGTTATGTTGAAAAACCAAAATATAATGAAGATGAATTAAAAAAGGCACTTGATGTAAAGGTTGATGAACTTATAAAAAAGAAAAAACCAAACAAAGGACCTTATATTCTTAAATCAAAATATGATGCAAAATTACTTGAAATAGAAGATTTAAGAAAACAAGTAGCTAAGTGGAGAAAATTATACGAAGAAGAAGTAGGAGTAACTACAAAACTTACTGCAGAACTAGAAGCATTATTAGAACTATTAGATTCAGTTGAAATACAGAGAGCTGCAGCAGAAAATAATTCAACTGCAATAAACACTCGTTATGTATCACTTCTTTCAGATTTTCAGAACTCAATTATAAAAGGAACTAAAGAGGGAATTGAAAGAGTATCTCTTGAAGCTCAAGTAAGAGGTTTACAGGCACAGAAATTAAGTTTACAAGAACAACTTAAATTAAAAGACCAGATAGAAGAAGCTGAAGAAG